CGATCCCAATGAAGATCCGACAGAGGTGTATCCGTTGAAGGTGTGGATGCGCCGGGGACAAGGGCAGGAGGCCCAATATCCGGCGGTTCGGGAGCTGCGCCTGAGCAGTTACACGAATGAGTATCTGGCGCTCATCAATACGGCGGAGCGCTGGGGGAGTGAGCATACTGTCCCGGCGTATATGCACGGGCAGAATGATCCCAGGGGCGCGGCTGGGACGGCTACTGGTATGTCGATGCTGATGGGTGCGGCCAATATCGAGATCAAGGATCTGGCAAGGAATTTTGACAATGGCATTACACGGCCATTCATCCGGGCCATGTTCGAGTGGAACATGGAGATGAGTGATGATGACAGCATCAAGGGGGATTTTGCGGTGCAGGCGCGTGGGTCGTCTTCTCTGGTGGCAAAGGAGATCAAGGCCCAGCAGTTGGATCAGTTTTCCATGGCTGTTGCCAATCCGCTGGATGCGCCGTATGTCAATCGCTATGAACTGTTGAAACGCCGGGCAGAGGCCCACGATATTGGGCCGGAAATCATACGGGATCAGAGAGAGGTTGATTCTGAGAAATCTTCCTCCAACAATCCTGCTGCGCAACTGCAGATGGCGGAAATACAGGCAAAGGTGCGGCGCTTGGCGTCCCAGGCCAGTCTGGATGAGGCCAAGGCGGATATGGAGAAGTTGCGGCGCCTGGCTGAGCAGTTCGATATGGCCTTGGCCGCTGGTGATCGGGATGCGGCAATGATGATTTATGAGGAGATGATGAATGGACAGGCGTCAGGCAGTGGAGCTGTTGGACAGTCATCGGGAGTCGCCGATGATGAAGGCGGTTCGGGTGTTGTTGGAATCGGAACTGGCGTCGGTCAAGGAGAAGTTGCTGACCGCGGACCCGCAATCAGTGCAATGGCTGCAGGGCAAGGGTAAAGCGTATCAATCCCTTCTGAAAATGTTTTACAAGTGACCCGGCAATAGGCCGGGTTTTTTATTGGATCGCGTCCCTGACTACTGGAGGATAACGTGACAAAAGCAGACGAAAACAAGGGAACAGTCCCGGATGAGGAAGCATTTGCAAAAGCCTGGGATGAAACGGACACGGCGGATACTGGTGACGGTGACCGCAACGAGGACGAGCAGGCCCTGAGCCACGACGAAGATGCGGCGGCACAGACAGCCGAAGAGTCCGATGACAAAAACAGCAGTGAACAGGATCAAAGCCTGGAATCCGGTGAGAACCGGGCTGTTGAGGAAGAGCCGGATTACCGAGCTCTGTGGGAAAAAGATCATCAGCGCATGAAGTCCTGGGAAGGCCGTCTGTCCAAGGCGGAACAGGAAAAGAAGGCGATGATGGAAGAGTTGGAGCGGCTGAAACAAGAGATGAAGCCGCCCACTCAAGTGGCGTCTCATGATGGCCCCGGTGATGACCGGGATACTGGAACAGAGGATGCCGGACAGATGCCCGTAACGTCTGATGCGTTTCGGGCGGAGTATGGCGATGAGATAGCGGATTTCGTGGAAAAGCGCGCCCGTGAACTCGCCAGACAGGAGATGGAGCAGGTTCTGAGTGAACGTATTGCTCCCTTGGAAAATGCAAAGGCGGAGCAGGAAGTGCAGGCCCATTACTCGGCTATTGCTGAAAAGCACCCCGACTATCAGGAAATAGCGGAAAGTGCTGATTTTCAGAAATGGATCGATGATCAACCTGCCTATATCCAGCAGGCCATAAAGAATGTGGTTGTATCCGGTAGCGCAGACCAAGTGAATGAACTCCTGTCCAGCTATAAGCAGGCGATGAACGCCGACAAACGCAACACGCAACAGCGTGATGCCCGCGCACGTCGTAGTGCGGCCGTTCCTGGCCGATCCGGTGGGGCCCCCAGGGCGGTGCCCAAGGATGACTTCGACAAGGCGTGGGATTCCATGTAACTGGTTTCTGAGGAGAAGAAACAATGCCACAGACAGATTATGGGGATATTTCTCCCCGTACCGCGGCCTATGCCGCAAAGGAGATGCTCAAGCGGGGCACTCCGTACCTGGTTTTGGAGAAGTTCGGGCAGGCCAAGCCTCTGCCGCGTCGCAGTTCCAAGACCATTATCTTCCGCCGGTATGAGAGCCTGAGTGCTGTACCGAATGCGCTGACCGAGGGTGTGACGCCAGCGGCCAAGCAGCTGACCAAAACGGATGTTACCGCTACTTTGGATCAGTACGGTGATCTGGTGCAGATTTCTGATGTGATCGATGACACGCATGAGGATCCGGTGCTGAATGAAGCCGTGGATGTGCTGGGTGAGCAGGCCGCACAGATGATCGAAGCGGTGCGGTTCAATGTGCTCAAGGCGGGCACCAATGTGTTCTATGCCAACGGCACGGCCACCAACCAGGTGAACACGCCTATTTCACTGGCCTTCCAGCGCAAGATCACCCGCGCTATGAAGCGGCAGAATGCCCGGTTCATTACCCGGGTGGTCCGGTCAACGCCGGATTATGGTACTGAGTCGGTAGCTGCGTCGTTCATTGGCCTGTGTCATTCCGACCTGGAAGCGGATGTTCGGGGATTGCCCGGTTTCGTCCCGGTGGAAAAGTACGGTTCCATGACGCCTTATGAAAGCGAGATCGGAAAGGTGGAAGATGTGCGTTATATCAGTTCCACAGTTTTCGAACCCTGGGCCGATGCCGGTGGCGCTGCTGGCAGTATGTTGTCAACTGGCGGCGCGAATGCTGATGTGTATCCCGTGCTGTATATCGGCGCCAATGCCTACGGCATCGTCCCCCTCAAGGGCAAGAATGCCATCACGCCTTCTGTGATCAATCCCAACAAGCCGTCCAGTGCTGATCCCCTGGGCCAGCGTGGTTTCGCGGGTTGGAAGTGTTATCAGACCGCGGTCATTCTCAATGACCTGTGGATGGCTGTTGGCAAGGTGGCCGTAACCGCTCTGTAAGGTTCAGGGCATCGATTAGGAAAAGGGGCCGGATACGGCCCCTTTTTTTTGGAGAAGATTTATGAACGATACGATTTCTGTAGATGATCTGGAGACGCTGAAGAAGACAGAACTTCAAAGCGTGGCCAGTCAAATGAACCTGTCACTGCCTGGTAATGCCACCAAGGATGACATCCTTGATGCGATTATTGCCGCAGATGAAGGCAATGGCATTCCGGCTCCTGCTCCTGTGAAGGATGTGGTCAGTGACGAAGAAGCGGCCAAAGAGGGCCAGCTGGTGGAGCGCGATGCACATGGGCGTGATCGTCCCATGTATCGCCTGACACTCAACTCGGATGACAAACCGGGTGGGGATTCGCCGCTTCCAGTGGGCGTGAATGGTTATGTGTGGACCATCCCCCGTGACATGGAGGTGGAAGTGCCTGAATCCGTGGTCGATGTGCTGAAAGATGCGGTGTTCACGGTGATGGAGAAGGTGGGCGAGGATGATGAGGGACGTCCCGTTTACAAAGAGCGGGATGTCAAGCGTTTCTCGTTCTCTGCCGTTCCTGTCGAGTAATCCATCATGGTTCCGGTGGACGATTTCGTTCCCCTGGTGGCGGCGGAAGCGCCTGGCGCGCCGGATCCCGGCATCGAGGCTGCAGTTGTGGATGCCGCCACACGTTTTTGTACAGAAGCGCTGGTGTGGGGGCATTCAGGCTATGCACAAGATATCAGGGAGGGGCAGGCGCAGTATTTTATCCCCGTGCCCTCTGATGCTCGTATTCAGTCTGTGATGGGTGTTTATCTGAATGGGCGGCGTATCGTTGTGCGTGATGAGGATGCCTATCCCTGGGGCACCCAGGCCAAAGGTACGCCTCATACAGCTTATCTGACTGATGAAGATCGCGTCAGTTTGTATCCAGTACCGGATGCAGATATTCCTGGCGGATTGGTCGTGCGGGTTGCACTGCGTCCAAAGCGGGGTGCGAAGTCATTGCCGGATGTGCTTTGGTCCCGGTATCAGGACGGTATCAGGCATGGTGCATTGGCCATCCTGATGGCGCAGGTCGGACAGTCCTGGAGCAATCCCGGCATGGTGGACTATCACGCGAACATGATGCGCCGGGAAATATCAAGAGCGCGTGCCGACAGGGTGCGCGGCAGGGCGACAGGTAGCGTGGAAGTGAAGCGCAGGAGGTTCGTGTGATGGGCACGATTATCGCGCAGAAGATCGTCGATCAGGCGGAGACGGTGCTGCAGGACGTGACGAATGTTCGTTGGCCAGCTGAGGAGCTGCTGGACTGGCTGAATCTGGGGCAAGTCGAGATTGTCAGGCTCGCCCCGGATGCCAATGCGGTTACGTCAGAGATCAAGCTGGACGCTGGCACCAAACAAATGATCCCCCCCAACGGAATTCGGTTCATCGGCCTGATACGTAATGTCCCTAGAGTTGGCCACGACCAGTCATCGAGGGCGATCCGGGAGATCGACCGCGGTGTGCTGGATGCGTCACGTCCCAACTGGCATGCGGAGAAGCCCGACCCGGTGGTGCGACATTTCATGTTCGATCCGCGTATGCCGCACATCTTCTATGTATACCCGCCTCAGCCTGCCGACGGGCGATATGTGGAGATTTCCTACTCCGCAACACCGGTTGACGTGTACGCCAACAGTCCGATTGCTCTTGATGACGTTTATGCCGGGGCATTGCTGGACTACCTGTTGTACCGCGCTTACTCCAAAGATGCGGACCATGCGCCGAACGCGCAGCGGATGATGGCCCATTACAGTGCGTTTATGCAGGCCATTGCTGGCAAAGAACAAGGTGACTTGGCTGCGGAGCCAGGGACCACGCAACTCTAACGCTGATTCTTTTGATGGAGACCCAAAATGAGTGCTTCCAACTACGTTGAAGATAATGTCATCAATTCCACGCTGCGCGGTGCGGCCTACCCGGTCCCTTCCGGGGTGTACGTTGCCCTGTTTACCGCAGACCCGACCGACGCAGGCGTTACTGCCAACGAGGTGCAGGCTTCGGTATGGCCTTCCTACGCGCGCCAGGATGCGGCAGCCGGCGGCGCCATCTCTTCCGGCTGGACAGCGCCGGCGGATGGTGTGTCGTCCAATGCCAAGACCATCGAGTTTCCGGCCAATGACGGTGCCGGCACGGTGCCCGTGACCCACTTCGCGTTGTTCGACGCGGCCAGCGGCGGGAACATGCTGTTCCATGCCCCGCTAGAGAGCGCCAAGAACATCGAGGTGGGCGACGTGATGGCCTTCGCCATTGGTTCCATCGTCGTGACCGCTACCTGATATGTACGCCTTCGGTAGATTCAGTCTTGGGCTGAACTATCCGCGATACAAGGCGCTGAGAAATGCGTCGGCTGCGGCGGCACTGTCTGTTGCCGTGGCCGGCGCTGCCAATCAGACGCACGCGGCCAGTGGCTATGTGCCTGTCAGGTTCGCGGTTTCCGTATCGTCTGCGCTCAAGCGACACGGCAAGGCCACGACTGGCACGAGTGTTGCGCTGTACGGCAATGCCTATGTCAAGCGGGCTGGCAAGGGTGTGCCAGTTGCCTTCGACCTGCTGCTGACCGGGCATGTCCTGAACTTCCCCCAGGGCGCTGGCGTCACTGGAATTAGCTTCGGCATGACCGGGGTTGCCGCCGGCGTCCTGGCCAACGGTTCTACTAGCCTAACGACCGGGATTACCGGCGTCGGCACACGCAAGTCGTACCGGTCCGGTGCGGTCTCCTTCTCCGGCAGCATGACCGGCGCGGCCACAATGAAGCGGGGCGGTTTTGCCCTGGCTTCTTCCGTGGCACTGTTGGCCCATGGGGCGCTCAAGCTCAAGAAGTCCGGGGAAACCTTCTGGCGGCATGATGCTCATGCGGCACCTCAACTGAACGTCACGCTGGATACCATGTCCAGCGGGGTGGTTCTCAAGGCGCTTGGCGGAAAGATTGCGGCGGCCAACTACACCATGACAGCCAG